TCTTCTTGGCTAATATTTCCAAGGTAGCTTGGATATTGCTTTTGCAAAGCGTTCACGGCCTCTAATCTCTTTTCCTGAGATACAGCCGTGTTTTCTGCTTGCTTTCTTAGTAGCTGAAGATTTTGTATTTCTTTCTGAGCATTACCAGACCCTTCAAGGTTAGCCCTTGACAGATCTTCTAATGTATCCTTGTATTCGTCAAGCCTATCTTTTAAAGACTTTGCAGCCTCTTCACTCTTAAAAAATCCTTGTTGCTGTAATACAGTAAAAGCCGTGGTAAGTGCTGAAATACCAAGGACAAGCAAATTACCAGAACTAAAGATAGAAGCAAATGCAGTTTTTAAAGCTGCTGAAGTCGATCCTGTTTGTGTTTGCAATTGCTGAAACGATCCTGCAAGCTGAGTAATATTATTACCAACACCAATGATCCCAAACGGAGCATCTTGGATAATACGGGCAAAGTCAGTACCTACTGAGTTATATTGAGCAGTAGCGTTTTTTAGCTTGTTTATTTGAGGTGTTGTCTGATTGGCAGCATCACCAAGCTTGTCAAGTTGTTGGGTTGCCTGATTGACACCTTGGCTTAAATCAGCTACATTTGCCGAAATTTCTACCTCTATCCTTGGGTTAGCCATGCTTTTCCTTCTTTAGTTTACTTGCAATTTCGATTAATTTTTTGGCTTTTTCTAAATCTTCATTCGTGGAGACATAAGGCTTTGCTTTTTTATCCCAAGGAAGCGACCAAATAGACTTAGCATCCAAATGAGTTCCTTTCTTCAAATGTGGCTGAAGACCTATCATAGCGTGCATTCTAAGCGATTCAATCAAATCCTTTTGGTCTAGTTCATGACCTTTGATCAATGCCTTTAATTCAGCCCTATTCAAATAAAAAAGCTGATTGTAAGGTATTTTAGTTCTCCCTACAATCAGCATTAAATTTTCTCTAGCCGAATAAACCTCAGAATCCTCTTCTACGTTTTTTTTTCTGTTGGTTCGTTAATGCCCAACTCTTCCAATAGGTCAGCAAGAACGGCATTAAATAGCTTCATCACTTCTTTGCCATCAATCCAATTTTTAATATCCTCCAAGGATACAGGATTCAAAGTTTTTCTCGCACAAGCTACCTTATGACACTCAAGCAACATTGCATAAATCAAATCTAGCTTTGGTATTCCACCATTGCCGAAAGCCTCTGCAACTCCCTTTCCGGTAGCATCTTCAAAGTTAGCCAATGCCCCAAGATTAGGGTAAAAGAAAATTTCACCTTCCTTAAAAGGTGCTGAATGGTATTTAGCCATGAATTAGTATTTAGGTTGGAATTACAGATACAACTGGAGTACCTGCAAAGTCAAAAGTTCCTGTAAAGGATACCGCCGTGGTTCTTTCTGCTGTGATTTCCAAAGAGTTCAACTGAGCATCTACGGTGATGATCTTGTCACCTGACTGCGAACCGCCCCAGATAGTTTCATACACCTCACCGATCATGTCGAATAGATCGAATGCAGAAAGGTCAGTTACTCCAGCAGATGCAAAGTCAACATCTCCAGAGAAAGAGAATGACCCTGATTTGTCACCTCCTGCAAGTCTTACCCCATAGTCACCCGTGCAATCGTTTCTCACGATAACAGATTCATTGGAGATGGACACGGAAGTGGATGATTTACAAACAACTGGAATGTTATTCCACTTGAAGGTAAAGTAAGTTCCAAGATTGTAAGTTGCCATTGCTTATTCGTTTATCCAAATATAGAGAAAAAAAATAATATCAAACTTCAAAGATATCGAAAGTATAACTAATCAACTTTCTGTAAGCCACCTGAGTAGACCCCTGCTCAATGATTGTCCGGCTAAAGTCCTTTCTGATGTTAAGAATTTGCCAATCAACAGGTAGATTGATTGACCCAAGGATAACAGCCTGTTGGACTGCATTACTAATGTCCTCAGATGCTTTTTTCCCTCCGTTTCCTGTTGGGAATTTGGTTACAATGTCAATTGTCAATCTTACATTCTGCCTTCTTGAGCAATCGTTATTTGTGGTCTCTGCCTCGTCTTGATCTGTGATCAAAACATAGCATTGGCCGTTTTGATAGGTCGCAGGATTAGCCGTAGGAGGGAAGAAAGTATCTCTCACGGGTATTGTCACCCCTGCAACCGTTAGCGGTGTTATTGCTTCAATTACTGCCTTGCGTAGTTCTGAGGATACTTCTTTCATTTAATGTTATCGTTAATTGCCTTGGTTAGCTTTTCTTCAAGATTTGCCGTAAATCTAAAAACATTTGGGAAAAAATATGGTTTTCCTCTTAGTGTACCTGTTCTTGGTCTTATCTTACCCAAATACTTTTCTGCTAATGCTTTTATTTCAGGGGAATAATTAGGATTAGAAAGCAATTCGGCAGCCTCTAAACCTGTATTAAATTCCATGTATCCATCAAAGAAAGTTAATTCATTGTCTGGGTCTGTCTTTACAAATACATCCCAAGTCACAGCAGTACCTTTGATAAATTCAGTAGGCTTTGCTTCAATCCTTGCCCCAATATTTAGATCAATTTCAGGAATTTGAGGCACAAACGCAGGAGCATCTTGGGATGCGTTTATTTCAATGTCCTTTGCTACTTGTTCAAGAACATCACCAACAGCATCAAGTACATCTTGATTTTTACTTTCTAAGTCTTTTAGAACTTTATCAAGACCTACAATCCTAACCGCCATTACACATTAGAGTAAATGCGTGAAAGAATAATCCTCTTATCCCATACAAGCATGGTATGTGATGGATTAATTCTCAAGATACCTCCATTAGTTAGGAATGTCTGCAAGAAATAAATCGTATAGTTTAGGCTGAATCTATGAGCAGTTCCAGCCCCCTTTGGAAATGTGTAGGTATCCTGAACAGCGTAACCGATAGCACCATCAATATAGATTCCAAAGTCAAAGTATCCGTTTGAGTTTGCTATCTCTGCATTGAAGTCTATTCTGATCGAATAAGCATCGCCAAGTCTTAAAGGTGTAATCTTGTTACTTGCCCAAAGTTCAGATACTCCCATATCCAAAGGCTTATAAGTTTTGATCGTACTAGCCCCATCAATAGTCAATGCAGTCTCTTGACCTGCTGTCAATGATTGCTTGTTGGATGAGGTGTTTGTCAAATCCTTGTACTCAACCCATCCAGCCACATCATACAATTTGTTGACCGAAGTTTTAATCTCGTTCATGTTTGCATCCGTTACCTTGTTGATCTCGGCTACTGGATTGCTCGCTAAAGCTACTTTATTGGTGTAGGCTATCTTGGTCATAGTGTTAAGTCTAGAGTTGAGTCTAAGTTATTTTGGAAGGTCTGAGTTTGTCCGGTACTTACTGCCGTTACAATATACTCTTTGTGCTGTCTCTCATGGTTGATTCTGATACCTGTCACCTTGTGATATGTTGACTTGTAAAGAATCTGCATTGACTCGTCAGGAGTGAATGAAGACCTGTATTGAATAGCTATCTCGTAGGTGTTAGGCAAAACTAATTGAGAAGCCTCTATTGCGTTTGATCCTCTCAATTGCTGAACTCTCGCAAAAGTAGTAAGCACAGTTGAAGCCGTTGGAACATTGCCACCGAATCCATCATCCACATCCTGAAACGATACGAATGAAACCTTTTGATCATATTTTCCGAAGTTGATCATACGAATAGATCGGCTCTATATTTGGTCTCCTCACTAAAGCTAGATTTAGCCGTGTAATAGGTTTGGATGTCAATCATGTTCTGCCTAAATGCAAAATCAGTAGCAATCCTTTTAAGCATCGCCACTTTCAAATCTTGAGGCAATGGATTATCTTCGTTAAATCCTGCTAAGTAGCTATAATTTTCCACCTCGGTATCATCCGTGGTCACATCTTCAATCCAAGGCCCAACAGGATAAATACGTTCGTCTTTCTTGTTGTTTGAGATAGTCACTTCCCTTTCCACATAAAGCATCCCTGAAGCTTTCTCTGATTCGATTCTAGCCCTTGGGATCAAATCATTTAATATCACAGCATCCCAATCAGAATAATCGATTTGAAGCCATGCTTTAGCTTCTGCAAGCGTGATAGGCTCGGTATCTACTTGTGATGGGTAATCTATCTGCAACGGTCGTTTAACGCTCATTTTCTTCTGATGTCTAAATTTGCAATCTTAGTCCAAACTGCAATGCCTTCACTAACTAGCTTTGCATCATGCTGTTTTCCAAAGGTAAGAATTTCTCCCTTCTTAAATGGAATATAGTCCTGCACTAGTTTGATCATGGCATAATTTAGGAATTTTCTTTCAATGTCAATTCTTCTCCTGTTAGGGCAAAGTATAGAT